TGCTTTATTTGAACGAGGATCGTATTTGCCTTGCATGAGGTCTAACAAGTCACCAAAAATAAATACTATTGCGTTTCGTTCTAAAGCAAGGTCAAGATGCTGTTTTAATTTTACTCTATCACAATGCACGCTATCTAAATGCACATCTGATATAAATAAAAAATACCTATCCTTTTGATAAATTTGGTAATCTAAAAATTCATGTGTATTGGGAAATATTTTCTTAAGCATAGTTTTTTTTTTAAGGGGAGAAGAAATTAATCAACTCCCCTGGCTGCCTAAGGTAGCGATTCTTCTGCGCCTATAATTTAAAACCAATCAGTGCAAAAGCTGCGCTAACGATTGATAATTTAGCTGGAAGTTTTACTTCAATCTCTTTGCCTGCGCATTCTCTCGAAGTCTCTTTAATCTTGTTCCAAATGATTTGAGCAAGTTGAATATATTCACGCCAAGTAAATTTTACCTTGTTTCCTTCAAGATGAACATTGATTTCACTTGCAAGTTCTGCAAAGTTCATCGAGTAACAAGCCACGTCGCCTAAAGGTGATTTAATTGTATCAGCACTTTTTAAGGCATCTTTTAAATTAGTCTGCATATTATGTTTTTAACGTTTAAAAAATCTTGATATTAATGTCCCTAATTCAACACCAGTTATCCGCTTGATGTTTTCCGCAACGCTAAATAACTCTGTGCCAGATATCATCATTGCTACCATGTAGGTAATAGGAAAAGGAATATTAAAGGTATTTTTAGCACCTTCGAATATGAGGATGGCTACAAAATAAACGACTATCTTTTCAGTAGTCCGATACAAACCTTTACTATTTATCTTTTGACCTTCCTTTTTTGCAGCCTTAATGCCCGTTATGGTATCCGCAAAAACAACGGCAACCGTAAACAACAGGAAGCCTTGGATAGGAATGAAAAACGAAGCAATAAAGCCAGTAGTCAATGCAACAGCAAAGAACTCGTAGCTTTGATGTAATAATTTTATTATAACTGCTTTCATTATTCAAGTTTTATTAACCTAATATCACCGTCAACCGTTGCAAATTTGCCTTCAGCGTATTTGTACAAATCGTATTTAATACCGTTAAAAGCAAAGCTAACTTGATTGGTAAATGTAGATAAAAGTAGGTTGGTTGAAATAGAATAAACTTTGCCATTGTCTGGGTTGAATATAAGCCGCTTGTTGTTGTTTAACTCAATCTTGCCGTCAATAATTTCACCGTTAAAATTTAGTTTCCAGTCTCCTATAAACTTTGCCGTGTCACGTTGTGCCGTGGAATTATAAATACTTAATTTATTTATTTGTAAGTGCAAATCATTAAAATATTTTATTTGCTTTTGACTTTTATTATTAAAAATAAAAGGGTATGCAAATTCTGACATTTTACCACTTATTCTTTCTGCTCCATCAACAGTATAGCTAATAGCTTTTAAACTATCGCCAATAAATTTCTTATCAATATTTACAGTAGAATCACTATAAACTATTTGCGAAATAATGAAATAGTTTAAACCTTGTTTTTGTAAATATACTGTATCACTTACCACATCTTGACAAAAGGAAAGGGAAGGAATTAAAATAAAAAACAATATTTTTTTCATATTTATTTGTTTTCAAGAATTAACAATCTTTGTTTTAACAATTCAATTTGTGCCTGTTGGTCTTGGATAGCTTTTACTAAAATTGGTATTAAATTGCCACTTTGCATTGATAATTGATTTTTATTTTCATCACTTACCAATTTTATATTATCAGCCTCATTATTTACATTTTGAACATCCAATGCCTCTTGAGCAATAAAACCAATATCTTTATAACCAACTTTACCGTAATCCCTCATATTCCATTGAAATTTTACAGGTCTTAAACTCATAATTAAATCTAAACCAGTTTGTAAATTTTCAATATTTGTTTTGTCTCTAAAATCAGATGGACTACTTAATGATGTGTCGTAGCAATAAGCATTTGTAACACTTGAATTTCCAAGCATTATACTATTTGAACCTTGCCCAACGGCTGCATAGCCTAATATTATTTCATTAATTGATGTAGCTGTTGGTGTTATTAACCTACCGATTAAAACACTTTGGTTTATTGTATTTAACTGATTACTATTTTTATCAAATGTTCCAGCATTACTTCCAATTGCTACATTATCAGAACCGCTTGTTAAAAATCTTAATGCGCCATCACCTATTCCTAAAGTTGAACTTGTAGTTGTTGCATTTTCAAGAGTGCTTGTTCCAAGTGCAGCATTTGACCCACCTGTTGTTAATTTATTTAATGCTAAATGTCCAAATGCTGTGTTAAAATTACCTGTTGTTACTGATTCTAAAGCACCATAGCCAACGCCAGAGTTATAAACTCCATTGTTTGTACTTGCTGATTGAGACAAATTTTTCATTACATTATACCCAATAGCAACACCTCCAACCCTTGATGATGAAGGATTTGATACAGTAGTTGCATTTGACATTGAACCATCTCCGATTATAATAAAATGATTGCCAGATTGATTTTTAAAATCTTTTGTAAAATAATAATTTCCAGTACCAGCTGAATAAACATAAGCATTATTTGCACCTACTTTTATTGCATCTTCTATTCTCATAGTGTCTGTAAATGTCTTTGCCCCATTTACCGTTTGCGTTCCATAGGTATTTACATAATTAAATGTAGCCGTGTCGCTCGGCAAAAGGTTCAAACGCAGCCATGCGTTGCTCGTTGCTTTTTTATAATGCCACATTATATTTGTAGTGGTATCAAGAACCATGTAAGCCATTGTATCAACACTTGGCTTTCGCACTGTATCAGTTGCAGCCACACCGCGCCAAATAAGCCCGTCGGCAGTGCTCTGTTCTCCCAATGTTATCTTTTGGTTGCCATTGCTTGGATATTGTGCCCATGCAAGGCAAGGTACAAGGAGGAGGAAGAGGGAAAGGAGTTTTTTCATTTTATTGTTTTTTAATATTTTAATTACCTCTTTGCATAATAACCCAATATGTGCCATCACTTACAAGCGTAACAGCTTTACCAGATGCTGGTTCAATTATAGAAGTTATAGGACTGCTATTATAAGCTGAAGCAAAACCAATTATATTTGATGATGCAGATATTACATTACCTGCTCCAGTTTGTTTTATATGTAATTCTTTTCCCGGATACGTAGCAGCATTTGGCAATGTTAAAGTAACTTGTGTAGCTTGATTAAAATTTAACCAAGTTGTATTTACACTAACAGTTATTGATGTACTAGTAGATGTTGTGTATGTTCTTTCCAACCAAGGAGTGTTTACTTTGCCTCCAAATGTACCGCTTGAACCTACGTTTAATGTACTTGAACCAGATATTACTATATTGCCACTATAGGTTTTATTCCCTGTCAATGTCTCCGTACATGATTTACAAGCTGCACCTAAATTGTTTCTTGCATCTGCCTCATTTGCTCCGCCAGTGCCACCGTTTAACACAGGCAATGGCACACCGCTAAGACTTACCGCTAATGTACCGCTTCCTGTTACAGGACTGCCAGATACAGATAAAAAAGATGGAACACTCATAGCTACGCTTGATACACTGCCAGTGCCAGCTCCTATCGTTGTTCGTGTATCATCAGCACTTAATAATGTAATTGTATTATTACTATTTACTTTTATAAATTTATCAGATACACTATTTGTTAAAGTAAATAATGATATTCCACTTGTTGTGCCGCCTAAACTTATTCTTGCATTTGCCGCAGTTGTTGCACCAGTGCCACCATTTGCCAGAGGCAAAGCGTCTCCACTATATGTAAGTGCTAATGTGCCACTTGTTGTAACAGGCGAACCGCTAACAGTAAATATAGATGGTGCAGTTAATGCTACACTTGTAACTGTTCCACTACCACCACCTCCACCGCTATATTGTGGTATATTTAATGTGGCACCTACTAATGTTGCAGCTCCGCTTGTTCCAGTAGTGGTTAAAGTTATATTATTTTGTTTATTAGAAAATCTTGATGAAAGATTTAAAGAAGTTGTATCAGAAAAGGCAAATTTATTATTAAATGTAGTCCAATCCGTAGATGTTAAATATCCATTTCTCGCTGTTGTTGCACTTAATAATTCTATTGTTGGAGTAGTGGTATTATTGCTAATTGATAAAGGATTTCCACTTGTTCCCGAAACCGTTACACTTGTCACCGTGCCGCCTCCTATGGCTGTG